GAAGACCATGGGTCGTAACTTGGCAAAGATTGCCGCACAGAAACGGGGTTAATCATGGCTACATTTAGCAAAAAGATGATGGGCAAAGAAGTGGGCGATGCTAAGGTTTACGCCACGCCGCACACCATGACTGGTAAAGTGGTTAAAGCTACTACCAATCCCGGCTCTGGCCCCGACCACAGTGATGCTGGTACAGTTAATATGGCTGTAGGTAATGTGTACCGCCGTGCGCAGCCAGAAGCTAAAACGTCTGGTATCAAAATGCGCGGTGCAGGCGCGGCAACTAAAGGCGTGATGAGCAGGGGCCCGATGGCATGAACTACAGTGAGCTTGTCGTTGCAGTAAGTGATTACTGCGAGAATTCTTTCCCAACAACTGACATGGATATTTTTATCCGTCAGGCGGAGCAGCGCATCTACAACACCGCGCAACCTGCTAATTTGCGGAAGAACATGACAGGCACCTTGTCAACCAACAACAAGTATTTGTCTGCTCCGGGCGACTTCTTGTCTACGTATTCACTAGCAGTAGTGGATGCGGCTGGTGACTACAAATATTTGCTGAACAAAGATGTCAACTTCATTCGTGAAGCGTATCCCAGTTCATCTGCTACAGGCTTGCCAAAGCACTACGCCATCTTTGGCCCTTCTACACTGGACTCAACAGAGTTGTCGTTTATTCTTGGCCCTACGCCAAATTCAAACTATGTGGTCGAGTTGCACTTCTACTATTACCCTGAGTCGATTGTGACTGCTGGCACGTCGTGGCTTGGCGACAACTTTGATTCTGTGTTGCTTTACGGGACAATCTGTGAAGCTTACACATACATGAAGGGTGAAGCGGATATGGTCAAGCTGGCGCAAGATCGCTACGTTCAAGCTATTGCTCTGTATAAAAACTTGGCAGACGGCAAGCAGCGTATGGATGCGTATAGAGATGGCCAACTTAGAGTTGCTGTTTCATGAGTTCTATACTACAAACCCAGACCACCAGCTTCAAAACGGAGTTGTATACGGGCGTTCACAATTTGTCTACGGACACATTGAAGATTGCTTTGTACACGGCCAGTGCTGATTTGAACGAAGCTACGACCGTGTACGATTCAACCAATGAAGTAAGCGGTGGCGGGTATGTTGCGGGCGGGGTCATCTTGACGGGCGTGACCATCAACTCATCTGGGTTTACAGCTTATGTGGACTTTGCCGATGTTGTGTTTAACGCGGCGGTAACGGCTCGTTGTGCTTTGATTTATAACTTTAGCCAAGGCAACAAATCTATTGCTGTTCTGGATTTTGGGTCTGATAAGACATCCACTAACTTTACAATCACTATGCCTGCAAACACCGCATCGGCGGCGTTGATTCGCAGTTCTAACTAAAGGTTTTTATGTCACACGAAAAAGTTACAGGTAAAGATGTTGTGGCCGCAGGGCTGGTGTGTGGCACACGTTCGGGCGAGTCTGCGACGGCTTTAGGCCGGTTCACAATGGAGTGTGTGGGCGCTGACGGGCAGGTTAAATGGACTGCAACAGAACACAACTTGGTGGTGAATACAGGTCTTCAGTACATGGCGGGCAGTGCCCTGACCTCGGTTACACAAATCACAACTTGGTATTTAGGTTTGTACGGAGCCGCCGCTTCTAATACACCTGCGGCTGGGGATACATCAGCATCTCACGCGGGCTGGACAGAAATTACGCCTTACAGCAACGGTGTACGTCCAACATGCTCGTTTGCTACGGCAACGACAGCTAACCCCTCGGTGGCTACAAACTCTGCGTCTGTAGCGGCGTTTAACATCAATGCAACTGCTACGGTTGGTGGTGCGTTCTTGATTAGCAATGACACAAAGGGTGGGACAACGGGTACGCTGTTTTCTGCCGCTGATTTCCAATCACCCGGCGACCGCACAGTTGTTTCTGGCGACACACTGAACATTACATACACACTTAGCTTGGCAGGTTAAATATGGCGCTTGTCCTTGCCGACCGTGTTAGGGAGACGACAACTACCGCAGGCACAGGGACAATCACCCTGCTTGGGGCAGTACCTAGCTGTCAAAGTTTTGCTGTTGTAGGCAACGGCAATACCACGTACTACACCATCGTTGCTCAGTCAGGCACTGAGTGGGAGGTGGGCATTGGTACATATACATCTTCTGGCACGACACTGAGCCGGGATACAGTGCTGGCATCCAGCAATGGCGGATCGCTAGTTAACTTCTCAGCCGGCACTAAAGATGTATTTGTTGACTACCCAGCCAGCAAGGCTGTCTATGAGGACGCAGCGGGTAATGTGGACGGCTACCCCATCACAGGCGGCACAATCAACAACACCACAATAGGAGCAACAACACCCTCTACAGGTGTGTTTACAGATGCGTCTGTAACTACTGCTTCAGGGCAATCAGCGTTCAACGAAAACGATACCATTACTGGTTGGATTTACTCAGGTAATAGTTTTTCCTTTGCGGCTCAAGAAGCAACACCAAGTGGTTTGTTTATTGGCTCTAACGGCACAAAAATGTACGTCAATGGTTCATCAGGTGACGATGTAAATGAATATACGCTTTCAACTGCTTGGGATATTACAACAGCCACGTTTGTAACCGCATTTTCTACAAACGCACAGGATACTTCACCACAAGACATCTTTTTTAAACCTGATGGTTTATCAATGTTTGTTATGGGCGGTACAAACGATACTGTATTCCAATACACCCTTGGAACTGCTTGGGATGTTTCAACTGCTTCATACGCAAGCAAGTCATTTAGTGTTACATCACAAGAATCATCGCCACTTGGTCTTTGGTTTAAACCAGATGGTTTAGTGATGTATGTTGTTGGAAATTCTACTGACTCAGTATTCCAATACACACTTGGTACAGCGTGGGATGTATCTACTGCTTCATACGCAAGTATTTCGTTTAGTTTTGCTTCACAAGAAACAACCCCACAACAAGTTAATCTAAGTGCAGATGGTCTCAAGATGTGGGTTGTAGGGTCAACTGGTGATGATATTTGGGAATACACACTTGGTACGGCTTGGGATGTAAGCACAGCAATTCCCGTCAATAACTTTTATGTTGGCTTTCAAGAAAATAACCCTACTGGATTGTTTATTGACTCCACAGCGGCTAATCGTGTTTATGTCATGGGTAGCACTACTGATACTGTTTATCAATACTACACAGCCGCTAATTCCTTAAAACTAGACACAGAAAAGTTATACGTTGATGGTCAGTTATCAGTAAATGAAAACTTTGTTGCAGGTCAAAATGCTTATGTAGATGGCGCATTGACTGTTCAAGGTGCAGTTACTGCTAGTTCAATTACTGCTGGCCCAATTACTGCAAGCAATCTTTCTAGTTCTGGTACAACAAGTTTAGCAACAAGCACAGCGGCTCAAACTGTATCTCTTGGGGCGGGTGCTACGATTTCTGGCGCACTCAAGACCATCAACATTGGTACTACTGGTGTATCTGGTTCTACAACAGACATCAACCTTGGTTCTGCCGTATCAGGCTCTTTAGGTTCTATTGTAGCCAATGGAGCGTTTACTGCTACTGGACAGACTTCTTTAGGTGGTGTGGCAGGGGCTGAAGGGTTGCGGGTTTTAAATACGGCATCATCGGTAAACTATTTTCAAATAAGTGGAAGTACAACAACAACTGCTGTTCGCATATCTGGACAAGGTTCTGATACAAACATTCCTGTATTTGTAAGTTCAAAAGGTGCTTCACAAGTTTCTTTTTACACAAACAACATTGCTCAAGAACAGATGCGGGTTTCCCACACCGCCTCTGCGGTGAACTATGTACAGGTTACAGGGGGCGCAACAGGAGTTACACCTGCAATTTCATTTCAAGGGTCTGATGGAAACATTGGCGGTTCTTTTGTTGCCAAGGGAGGTAATGGCACATTTCGTTTCTTAACTAACACTACGCTTGAACAACTGCGTATTTTGAATACAGCATCTGCTGTTAACTACGCAACTGTTACAGGCTCTGCCGCTAGTTCTGGTGTTGTTTTTTCGGTTGCTGGCACAGACACGAACGTAGACCTAAACCTGACTACCAAGGGTACTGGTAGCCTTGTTTTTAACACAGGCAATGGTATTGGTTTTAAAGTATATGACGGAAGCGGTGGTGCGGCTCAAGTAAACTATTTTCAAACCCGTGGACGAGGAACTGGGGTTGGGCCTTTCTTTATTACAGAAGGTAATGACACCAATGTTTCTGCAAATTTTGGTACAAAAGGAACTGGTGTTTTTTCTTTTTTAACAAGTGGTGCTTCTGTAGAACAATTCCGCATAGCCCACACAGCCTCTGCTGTTAACTATGTACAGGTGACGGGGGCGGCTACTGGTACAGGGCCGACAATTAGTTCGCAAGGTTCTGATGCTAATGCAAGGCTCTTGTTAAACTCAAAAGGTACATCAAGTGGTATTGATTTGTTGATGAACAACAGCCGTCAGGTTTTTATTGGAACAAACGGCTCTGCGGTCAATTACTTGTTGATGGGCGGAACGGCTACTGGCTTTGGCCCCGCTATTTCTTCTGCTGGCTCAGACACAAACATCCCATTAGTCCTTCAACCAAAAGGTACTGGTGCGCTACAGGCTCAACAAACAGATTCCACAGCAACAGGGGGTAATGCTAGGGGTGCTAATGCGGTGGATTGGCAGACTGCTCGTGGCGCAGCGGCTCAGGTTGCATCCGCGCAGTTAGCAGTTTTAGCTGGCGGCACTAACAACACAGTCAATGGTGCTTTGTCGGTAGTTTCTGGTGGAGGATTTAACGGTGCTTTTGGGCAATACGCTGTTATTTCTGGGGGTGCGGCAAATAACTCATCTCAATATGGCGCTGTAGTAGTTGGTGGACAGGCAAACGCTGCTTTGGGTTGGTTCAACTTTATTGGTGGCGGGTTTAGTAACTCGGCAAACCCGACTGCGGCGGTAACTACACAAGCCACAACCACAGTTACAAGTGGTTCAACTGCTGTCACGCTGTCAGGCTCCAACGCCAACATCCGAGTCGGTCAGTTGATTACCGGGACAGGCATTAACACGCCAACCTACGTTGCTGCAATCAGCGGTACTTCTTTAACCCTGAGTCAAAACGCTGCTTCGTCTGGTACACCCACCCTATCCTTTTACACCCCTCATGGAGTAGTAGTAGGCGGTGGTAACAATCAGGCAACTGGAAGTTACAGTTTCATCGGTGGCGGTGGTGATGCTGGTACTGCGGCTAATCGTAATGTGGCTTCTGCAGATTGGTCAACTGTTGGTGGTGGCGTTAAGAACGTAGCAAGCGGTATTGGTGCTGTTATTGCTGGTGGTGGATATGACGGAACAATATATGGGAATACCGCAAGTGGATTAAGTTCTGTTGTTAGCGGTGGTATAGGTCATACGGCCTCATCAAATTATTCTACTGTTCTTGGCGGTACATTTAATTCAGCAAACGGCCAGTTTTCAACTGTTGCTGGTTATGCTGCCATAGCAAGGGGAATTACTGGAAATACTGTATTTTCTCCGCAATTTGGCGCTGTTGCTTTTTCTACCGGAGTATCTCAAACAGCAATTCTTGTTATTGGCAAGCAAACAACTGATGCAACTACTGCACGTTTAACTTCTGATTCATCAGCAACTGGTGGCACAACAAACCAAGTAATCCTACCCAACAACTCAGCCTACACTTTTCGAGGGGAAATTGTTTCAGGTGTTACAGGCGGTGGAAACTCAAAGAGTTGGACTATTGAAGGTTTGATTAAACGTGGTGCAAATGCCGCTTCTACAACTCTTGTGGGTAGCACAGTTACATCTATGTTTGCAGATGTAGGTGCGGCAACATGGGCTATTGCTTTATCTGCCGACACAACCAATGGCGGTTTAGCAGTAACTTTTACAGGACAGGCGGCAACTACAATCAGGACAGTTTGCCAAATTCGTACAACAGAAATGACCTACTAAGGAGAAATCGTGGCTTTAAAAATCACAGCAGTAAACAACACAAACGGACAGTCTGAAACTCAGGCTTATGCCCGTATTACTAACTTCTTTGGTACAAAAGACCAAATCCAAGTTCAAGTGGAAATCCACGCAACAGAGGAAGCCCGTAAAGCGGGATGGCCTAGCATCCAACAACAGGCTCATTACATCTCAATGTCCGACCTTCAAGGCGACTTGATTCCCGCTATGTATGGCGTATTAAAAACTTTCACCCAGTACGAAGGAGCAACAGACGTATGACACTAGAACTAAGCAACGATGAAATTCAATACCTGATGAGTTTGTTAGGTGAACAACCTACAAAAACAGGCGCATGGATAGTATTGCAAAACATCACTCAACAAGTGCAAAAGCAACAAGGGGAAGAAAATGTCTGAAGGTTACAACTGGACAATTAACAGTCTGCAAGTGATGAACACACCTGAACCGCAAACCGTTGTGATGAGCAATTTCACCATTGCAAAAGATGGTCAACAGGTCAACTATTCGGTCAACTTGCTACCTGCAAACCCCGATGACTTCACGCCGTTTGACCAAATCACACAGGCACAAGCCCTTGAGTGGACACAAGCCGCCCTTGGCCCTGAGCGCGTAACGAACATGGAAACCGAAGTTGATTTCCTGATTGCACAAGCTGCTGTACCTACGCCACAACCTGCGCCTTTGCCTTGGGGTTAAATGTTCGGGTTTAATGCTTTCTCGCAGGCACCCATATCGTCTCTCTTGTGGAGCGCGTATGCGGCTGTCCTTGCGGAAAGCGCGGTAGCAACTGACTCGGTCAGCACCCAAGCTACCCAAATATCAGCCATTGCTGAGACGGCTTCAGCCACGGACAGTGTAAACGCGGGGGCAGGCTTTGCCTCCAGCGTCAGCGAAAGCGCAACGGCAACCGATACTACCTCGGCATTTGCGGCGTTCTTAGCTGCCATAGCGGAAACAGCCACGGCAACGGATTCTGTATCGTCCCTTGCTACCTTTGTAGCAGCCCTACAGGAAAGCGCATCGGCCACGGATTCTGTGCTGGTTGCCCCGTCTATATTTGGCGCGGCGGTCAGTGAAAGCTCTACGGCAACAGACGACTACAACCCTGCGGGAAGTATCTATAACGTCACCCTGCTGACCAGTCTGACCGCATCCGATGCGTTCTTTGCCGCGTACCTGTGGGAGCCGGTGGACGACAGCCAGATTGCTAACTGGGGTGATATTAACAATACACAGTCAGCCGCTTGGACAAATGTAGATGACAGCCAGACCACAAACTGGCAAAATGTAAACAATACGCAGACACCTAATTGGGGTGATGTGAATGATGACCAAACGCCGGGCTGGTACCCGGTTATTCCGTAAGGACACAAGATGACTACAGGCGCAACGGGACAACTTGGGCTTGCCCTGCCGGTACAGGGAGAACTGTCCGGCTCATGGGGTAATACTGTCAATAACGGTATTACTGAATACACAAACATTGCCATTGCCGCCACGCTCACCCTGACGGGGGACGGCGCAGTTACTTTGGCCAATACCACGGGCGATGCGTCTGCTACCAACATCACGTCAACCCTCACGGGCGCGGGTACGGTCACGGCTCAATTTGCCATCGTCAGAGTTACCGGAACGCTTACAACTGCCAAGGTCGTAACAGCCCCAAGCTACAGCAAAACCTACGTAGTGGACAACGCCGCAACAGGCGGGGTCGTGACGTTTAAAGCATCAGGCCAGACCGGTGTGTCAGTGGCTGTAGGCGAGAAATGCACGGTGTATTTCAACGGCACTGACTACGTCAAGGTAGCTACCAGCACGGCGGGCACAGTCACCGCAGTATCTGTTGCCTCTGCAAATGGTTTTGCTGGCACATCTTCTGGTGGAACGACACCTGCGCTAACTCTATCCACTTCCATAACCGGGGTGCTAAAGGGTAACGCCACTGCAATTTCTGCGGCCACTGCCGGTACGGACTACTTGGCTCCCCCTTCTGGTACGGCAATCCTGAAAGCCAATTCGGGTGGAGCACTGGCAAATGCTACAGCGGGTACAGATTATGTAGCACCCGGCACAGCCACTACTTTTACGGCAACTCAGACCTTTAATGGCTCAAGCAGTGTGCTGGCTAGTGTGTTGGCAAATGCTGGTGAAACGGCTACGGTGTCTGCTACTGCGGCTACAGGTACGATCAACTATGACGTAACAACTCAGAGCGTGGTGTATTACACAAGCAACGCTTCAGCCAACTGGACGGTCAATTTCCGTGGTTCGTCTGGCACAAGTTTAAATACGTTGATGTCTACAGGCCAGAGCGTGACGGTGGCTTTCTTGGTAACGCAGGGTGCTACGGCTTACTACAACAGTGCTATCACCATTGACGGCTCATCTGTAACTCCAAAGTACCAAGGCGGTACCGCGTATGCGGCTGGTAATGCATCTAGCATTGATGCTTATGTATACACAATCATAAAAACAGGTAGTGCAACATTTACCGTTTTAGCCTCACAAACTAGGTTTGCATAAAGGTTAGTCATGCCAATAATCAAAACAAAAGGCGCGGCATCCTCACAAGGCTTTGGTGAGTTTACAGTTACAACTCCACCAGTTGTTAACTACATTGAGGATGTGTTCAGCACGTACCTCTACAAAGGCAACGGCTCTACGCAGACCGTCACCAACGGGATTGATCTGGCGGGTAACGGCGGGTTGGTTTGGATTAAAAATCGTACGGCCGCATTTGGAAACCGTATTTATTCAAACGGGCTTACCGCTAGTGGGTATTTTCTTTATACAAACTCAACCAATGCGCAAGCTAATTCAGGGAATGCCTTAACATACGCGTCAAATGGCTGGAGTATTGTTTCTGGAAATAATGATAGCAATGATTCTATATATAACTACGTCTCATGGACATTCCGAAAGCAAGCAAAGTTCTTTGATATTGTGACTTATACGGGGAATGGCACATCACAGGATATTGCTCATAGCCTTGGTTCTATTCCGGGGTGTATTATTGTCAAAAATATTTCTTCTGCAAATGGGTGGCAAACTTGGCATAGAGGATTAACTTCTGGCTATAGAATTTTATTAAATTCAGATGCGGGGCAAACAAATGCTGCAATTGCAAATGTTTTTGGTAACAACTCTACTTATGTTGCGCCAACATCCACTCAATTTACTGTTGGCAGTGAAGGTGCGGTAAATCAATCTGGCGAAACAATGGTAGCCTACCTATTCGCCCATGACGCAGGTGGCTTTGGTTTGACTGGTACGGATAATGTAATTTCGTGTGGAAGTTATACAGGCAACGGGTCTACCACTGGCCCAGTTGTGACTTTAGGGTACGAACCGCAATGGATTTTAATTAAAAAAGTTTCTGGCGGAACGAGTATAGCTAGTTCGTCGTGGGTTATTTTTGACACAATGCGGGGAATTGCAACAATTTCATCTGGCAGTAATCCAGTTCTCTACCCCAATTTGGCTGATGCTGAAGACGGTCAGGGCGCCGCTGTTTTTGTAAACGTGAGCGCAACTGGGTTTAACATGGTTGGCCCGTTTGATTTGACTAATGCAAGTTCGTCAGATTACATCTACATAGCCATCCGCCGTGGCCCGATGAAAGTGCCTACGTTAGGTACGACTGTTTTTGAGCCAGTAACTGCAACAAGCGTAAACGCTGATGTTGGAACACTACAAGCGTCTGATATGGGTTGGTTTAAAGACCGCACAACAACTGCCAATTGGTTTGTTGCTGATAGGTTGCGTGGAATTATGAGCTACTACAACCCAACGCTCTATACCAACGTAACCGATGCAGAAGCAACACCAACAACTGGAGATACTGTAACCGCACAATCATCTCTTACTTCTGGAAATGGAATTATCTATTTTGGCGGTGCTGGAACTACTGGAGACCAACCTCTCGGATACTCTTTTAAACGCGCCCCCAGCTTCTTTGATGAAGTTTGTTATGCAGGAACAAGCACTAACAGATATCAACAACATTCATTAACTGTTGTACCTGAGCTTATTTTTGTAAAATGCAGGAATTCAGCATCTACAGGATGGATTACTTATTCAGCCGCTACTGGCCCAACTAAGTATATGAAACTGAATAATACAGACGCAGCCACTACAGACCCTACATTTTGGAACGATTTATCGCCAACTTCAACAACTTTTTCACTTGGCCTTAGCGCAGAAGTTAACTCTAATAGTGTTAACCAAACCTACGTTGCATACTTATTTGCAACCTGCGCGGGTGTAAGCAAAGTTGGCAGCTTCACGGGTACAGGTTTACTCCAAACTATTGACTGCGGTTTTACAGCGGGTAGCCGCTTTGTTCTTATCAAACGCACCTCCGCATCTGGTGAATGGTATGTTTGGGACAGCGCGCGGGGTATAACGTCTGGAAATGATCCATACTTGTTCATGAACAGCACAGCCGCTGAAACAACAGGCACAAACTTTGTTGACACTACAAGCGTTGGTTTTCAGGTCACGGCGGCAGCGACTGGAACGGTCAATATCAGTGGACAGAGCTACATTTTCTTGGCAATCGCATAAGGACACATCATGGAAATTCGTTTACGTTCAACAGGTCAGGTAATGTATGAGGCAGAACTGCGCCAGTGGGCAAGAGACAATAACGGCCCAACATGGGATGTAACAACAACTGAAGTCTTAGAAGCCGTAGGCGCCGACGTAGTTTTTGAAGGCCCGCAAGCCCAGCCTACACGCTATCAATTTGCATTTCGTGATGGTGTAACGCAAGACGAGCAAGGCCGTTGGTTTACCAAGTACAGTGTTTCAGATATGAATCAAGAAGCCAAGGATGCTTTAGATACAACTCAAGCTGAAGCCATGCGTAGACAACGTACTGAAAAGCTCAAAGATTCTGATTGGACGCAGATTGCCGACAGCACTGCAGACAAGACTGCATGGGCTACATACCGCCAAGCACTGCGTGACATTACAACGCAGTCTGGTTTCCCTTGGGATATAACTTGGCCTGACGCGCCCTAATCATGTGGGACTGGGCTGAAGCAATCATCGCCGCAAGTTGTGTAGTCTGCTTCATCATAGCGGGCAGTTATATTGTTCTCTGGGCATTCCCGTGATAGATCCCATCACAGCTTTAGCTGGCATACAGTCGGCTGTCAAACTCATCAAGCAGGCATCCAAGACTGTTGATGACGTAGCTTCGCTTGGCCCCCTTTTAGGTAAGTATTTCAACGCCAAAGCAGACGCTAACAAGGCGGTTGCAGAGTCAAAGAAAAAGGGCGGCTCTTCTATGGGCACGGCCCTGCAGATTGAGTTAGCTTTAGAGCAAGCTCGTGAGTTTGAAAAAAGCGTGGAATTGCTGTTCTTCCAAGCAAATAAAATGGACGTGTGGGCTAGGATTAAAGCCAGAGCCGCCGCAAGTGACATAGAAGATGCACACAACGCTAGGCGTGAACGAGAAGCGGCTGAACGTAAAAAGAAGGCAGACCAAGAAGACCTAGAACTAGGTTTACTGATTGGAGGGCTAGTTTTAGCCCTTTTGCTTTCTGCCTATGGTATTTTTGAAGTGCTCGACCACTGCGCTCAAAATAGGTGTGGTCGGTGAATGAATACCAGAAGCAAGCAGACATGGCGTTCAAGATTGTTGGTGCGTGGTGGGCAGCCAACTTGTTTCTGGATGTGATTACAGTGTTGCCAAACTTTATTTCAGACCGCATTGTGAATGCGCTACTTGGAAGGATTGGATTGTGAGTGAAGAAAAGCCAGCAGACGTTTTAAGTAAGGTATTGTCCTATGTGGATAGCCCGTTCAAGTTGTTTGCCTTGGTGCTCATGGCTGTGTTTGCTTTCTCTGGGTATTTCGTTTGGCAGAACCAAGCGTTCCTATTTGAAGCGTACAAAGAAAACAAGAAGCTTCCAACGATTGCAGAAGACAGGGCAGAAGATGTTGCAGCGCACCTATTCAAGAACACTAACGCAACGGTGGTCGCCATATTCAAAGTTAACCCATTGTTTGGTACAAGAGTTTTGTACCGCGCCTACACCCGCGAAGGCAGGGAAAGAACGCACGAAGGTTTAGACGTTGGCTTGTTTACGCAGAGTTCGGCAAACAACCGTGACGTGGTTGCGCTGATGGCTAATGATATTCCTTGCAGTGAATACGCTGTACCTCAGAGTGAAATAGGGCTTTGGTACATAGACAAAGGCGTGAGGTTTGGATGCCGCGTCAGTGTTCCTCCAGAGCAAGGCAGGTTTGTTGGGCAGATTACAGTGGGTTGGGATAAAGAACCCAAGGATTTAACCAAAGCAATTGGGATGCTACAGATTGCCAGCACTATGCTGAGTAAAAGCAAACAGTAAAGGACTATAAATGGCTCAGTTTGAACCTGCTTTTGAGCAAATGATTAGAGATGAAGGCGGCTATGTCCTTCATGAAATTCCCGGGGATACGGGTGGGATGACCTATGCTGGCATTGCCCGTAACAAAAACCCGCAGTGGCCCGGTTGGGCGCTGGTAGACAAGAAAGAAATGGGCGGCTCTTTAACACCTATGGTGCGGGAGTTTTACCGTGTTGAGTTTTGGGACAAGATGCGTGGTAATGAGATTACAAACCAAGATGTGGCTAACAGCATCTTTAATTTTGGTGTAAACGCAGGCATGGGCATGGCAGTGAAGCTGGCTCAGTTGGTTGTGGGTGCTACGCCTGATGGCGGTATTGGCGCTAAGACCGTAGAGAAACTGAACCAGATTACAGACGGACAGCGGTTTAAGGAGTCCTACGCTTTGGCCAAGATTGCCCGCTATGTTGAGATATGCAACAAAAACCCCGTGCAGGTTAAGTTCCTCAAGGGTTGGATTAACCGCACACTGAAAGGTCTAGCATGAGTTTGCTTGCCGTAGGATCAATTATTGAAGCCGTGGGTAAGGTTGCAGGCGACCTGATCACCACCGACAAAGAAAAGATGGAAATGGAGATTGAGCAACGTAAGCTTGATCTTGAAGAAAAACGCATTGACCAAGCCACAGACCTAGCGCAGATTGAAGTCAACAAGATCGAAGCGGCTTCGTCTAATGTGTTTGTTTCGGGCTGGAGGCCAGCCATCGGTTGGATTGGCGTGGCGGCTATGGGGTATCAGTTTTTGCTTTACCCGCTGTTTCAGTGGGCATGGAAATACCTGCAAGCTATGGGCTGGGTTCCCGTTGGTATGGATCCCCCGCCAGTACTAGACGCAGACCAGCTTTGGGTGATATTATCAGGCATCTTGGGCATTGCCGGTATGCGTTCTTTTGAGAAGACCAAAGGCGTTGCCAGTAAATAAAGGTAGCCCATGCCATTACAA